GTTGAAAGATTTTACGAGTGGTACAAAGAATATAACGAGGTAGGCTAATGTCTAGAATGATGCCGAATGGCGAACCTGCAAGATTCTTAATGGGTATTGTAGGTCATGGATTTGTCGGACAAGCTGTAGAGTATGCATTCATGCACCCTATAGTTGACTTCGCACTATTTGATCCAAAGTATAATACAAGCTTAGACGACTTGTCGTCAAAAACGATCGATGAGACTCCGACTTGTTTCTTCATCTGCGCACCTACACCGTCTAATGATGACGGGTCTGTCAATTCTTCTATTGTTGAAGAGTCTGCACTTAAGTGCTTACATGAGACAGATGCTCTTGTAGTTATCAAGTCAACTATCACACCAGATGCGATTGATAGAATTTATCAACAGATCACGAAAGAACAAGCAGATCGTTTTGCCTATAACCCTGAGTTCCTCACGGAGAAGAATGCGAAGGCAGATTTCGTCTCTGCAAAGTTTCATGTCATCGGTGGCACTCCTCAGTCAGTTGCAGAAGTTATTGATGTGTATGAAATCTTTAGTGCTTGTGAGTCAAACGACTATCACCGCATGACTGCATACGAAGCATCGTTTGTAAAGTACACGATCAATTCATTCCTGTCCACGAAGATCACATTCTTCAATCAGTTGTATGATCTGATCAACATGTATGGTTGCAACTACAATACTGTAGTGCGAGCTGCTGGTAAAGATGATCGTGTCGGCATGGGTCATACTCGTGTTCCAGGGTTTGATGGTAAGCGTGGTTTCGGCGGCGCGTGTCTGCCTAAAGACACAAAGGCATTCTTACGATTTTCTACATTTGAAGATCGAGAAGGCAACGAACATTCCTTTGATCTTCTTGAAAGAGTACTTGACATCAATAGCGATTATAGGGTACAATATGACCTTGATGATCGTGAAAAAGTAAACAATATTACATTCGTAGATTTTGGAGGCAAAAAGAATGTCGATAATGGACAAACTAAAGAAGAACAGCAAGATCAAGGAGACGGCGACCCTCTCGACGAGTAAGTTCTTCACAGATAAAGACATGGTTCCGACCGACGTTCCGATGGTGAATGTCGCGTTGTCGGGATCTGTCAATGGTGGTGTGACGCCTGGACTGACTGTTCTCGCTGGACCATCTAAGCACTTCAAGACATCATTCGCCTTACTCATGGCGGGTGCATATCTCAACGCGAAACCAGACGCAGTCATGTTGTTCTATGATTCAGAGTTTGGTTCGCCGCAGTCATACTTTGAACAGTTCGGTATCGATACCAGTCGTGTGTTGCACACACCGATTGCAAATGTCGAAGAACTGAAGTTTGACATGATCAACCAGTTGGAACAGTTAGACCGTGAAGATGACGTCATTATTGTCATTGACTCGATCGGTAACCTCGCGTCTAAGAAAGAACTAGAGGACGCACTGAATGAGAAGGGTGTCGCGGACATGTCACGTGCTAAGGCACTGAAGGGTCTATTCCGTATGTCAACACCTTATCTTGCGATGAAGAACATTCCAATGATTGCGATCAATCACACGTACAAAGAGATTGGTTTGTTCCCGAAAGATATCGTGAGTGGTGGCACAGGCATCTATTACTCTGCAGACAACATCTGGATTATCGGCCGTCGTCAAGAGAAGCAGGGTACTGAGATCGTTGGTTATGACTTTGTGATCAACGTAGAGAAGTCCCGATATGTCAAAGAGAAGTCTAAGATTCCGATTGGCGTCTCATGGGAAGGTGGTGTGCAGAAGTATTCTGGTCTGCTTGATGTCGCACTTCTTGGTGGGTATGTCGCAAAACCTTCTAATGGTTGGTATCAGAAAGTTGACACATCTACGGGTGAAATGGTCGGCACTAAAGTTCGCACCAAAGACACTTTGACTGCAGAGTTCTGGGAACCTATTTTCGAAACAACTAACTTCGCAGACTTCTTGGAGAAGACCTATAGAATTGGTTATGCCAGTGAGTTGAACGCGGAACTAATCACTGAGCTGGAGGAAGCATGAGTGAATTAAACCTAGACAAACCGTCCGAACACCTTGACTACGAGCTAATTTCAGCGTATGATACACAAGGTAATGAATTCTGGAACGTAAGTTTTCTGAGAGATCCTTTTGAAGATGTGACGATTCGGTACAATAACGTTCAACTAGATGGTAAAGAGGGGACGTTACGGTTCAACTTCGATATCATCGAAAGTGAGAATCCCGAGAACACGCTTGAGAATTTAGATATGCAAAAGTTTGCGGCAGATGTGTTGCAAGATATTCTAGAAGCTGCAATTACTACACGGGAAGAAAATGACGGAAATCAATCTACAGCAGACGATTCTACGGAATCTACTGACTAACGATTCTTATATGAGAAAGGTTGCGGCCTTTCTCTCGCCAGAATATTTTGAAGGGGTCTACAAAGGTCTCTTCAAAGAATTCACCTCTTACATTGCCAAGTTCAACAGACTGCCTACAATAGAGGCATTCAAGATTGAGATTGACTCTGAAGATCGTTTGACAGATGAACAGTATCGCCATGCCATGGAGATACTGCCAGACATCTTTAACTACAGCGCAGAAGACTCAGACTGGTTAGTTGATCGCACTGAGAAGTGGTGTCAAGATCGTGCAGTGTTTAATGCGGTCATGGAATCTATAAGTATTCTTGACGGCAAACATCAAAAATTATCTAAGAATGCGATACCAGATATTCTGTCTACAGCGTTGGGTGTCTCCTTTGATGCAAACATTGGTCACGACTATCTCGAAAATATTGATGGTCGTTGGGAATTCTATCATCTGGATGAAGAACGTATTTCCTTTGATCTGGACTACTTTAACCGCATCACTAAGGGTGGACTACCTAATAAGACCCTCAACATCGCATTGGCGGGTACGGGTGTCGGTAAATCTCTCTTCATGTGTCATAGTGCTGGTGCTGCCCTATCACAGGGGAAGAATGTCCTTTATATCACTATGGAGATGGCTGAAGAACGTATCGCAGAAAGGATCGATGCGAATCTACTCAACGTCCCGATAGATCAGTTGGAACATCTGAGTAAGGACATGTTCTCAAACCGTGTTCAGAGTATCGCGGAGAAGACAACTGGCAAACTGATCATCAAAGAATATCCCACGGGTAGTGCCCACGCCAATCACTTCCGTGCATTACTGAATGAATTGAAACTTAAGAAACAGTTTGTCCCCGATATCATCTATATCGATTATCTCAACATCTGCGCCAGTGCGCGTATGAAAGGAATGGGCGGTGCTATTAACTCGTATTCGTATATCAAGTCTATTGCTGAAGAGTTACGTGGTCTTGCCGTGGAATTCGACTTGCCGATCGTGTCTGCAACGCAGACGACTCGTTCTGGTTACACTAATGATGACGTGGGGTTGGAAGATACGTCCGAGTCTTTTGGACTACCCGCAACCGCCGACTTCATGTTCGCACTTATCTCCAACGACGAACTGAAGGCAAACAACCAGATCCTAGTCAAACAGTTGAAAAACCGATATAACGATTTGAATACATATCAGAAGTTTGTCGTAGGTATTGACCGTAGTAAAATGCGCCTATATGACGTTGATCAAAACGACTCTCCCCTAAATAAAGAAGTAGATAATGGACCAGCATTTGATAACTCTAACACTGGTCAGCGAGTCAATACAGAACGATTCGCCGACTTTACTCTATAGGGAGAGTAACATGGATCCATGGATACATACTGCAGTTGCGGTTTCGCTTTTGTATTTTTTTTACAGGGTGGGACAAGTATTCGGTAAGCAACAGGGAATAGAGTCTACTCTTATATTCTTAATAAATAACGGAGTATGCACTCCAGAAGATCTTCAGAAAGTAAATGACAGCTTAGATGAAAAAGACTAATCAAATTTTCAACTGCCCAGTAGTTCCTACAGTTCTTGAAGGTGACCTTGCCTTTGAGATACCGAATAAACTATTTGATCAACTTGACTTACAAGAGGGAGATACCGTTTCCTTCAAGCAACAGATTGGAGATAGATACTCCATGGTCATCCACCGTAATGGTAATGAAAAATGACAGAAGTTGTTATCCGTAACAAAGATATGTTGAAGACTCTGAACAGTTTCTCGGACGAGATGCTGTCTAAACCGTCGTACAACGACGAAAAGTATTGGACCTACCACGAACGCAAGGATGTAGACTTGGGGTCGTACTACACATCTCGTGAGTACCTCGAAGACTGTTTGTCTCGCGGCCGTGATGGTCTGGTTGGCCCGCCCGATAGATACTTCGCACAACCAATCTCCAAAATGGTGCGTGAAGACAAAGAGATGTGGGGTGGATTTATGCAAAAGGTCAAATATGACTTTGCGTCAGAACTTGGCGCACATACATCTGCCCTACTATCTTACTCTCCACCAGGCGGGTTTGTGGGTTGGCATACTAACTTTGATGCCAATGCGTACCAAGTCTTGTTTACGTGGTCAGAGACCGGCGACGGATTCTTCGAGTACTATGACAAGAAGAACGATAAGATAATTAAGATTGACGATGTCCCTGGATGGCAGTGTCGTCACTA